GGTCGGCCCAATGCAGGTCGTCCATCACGATGACCGTGGGCGAGTACGCGGCCAGGGCGCGCCACGCACCATGAAACGCGTCATAGGGTTCGCGTCGCGCCCCTTCTCCATTTGCCTGCGGGCCGTCAGATGCCGTTTCCAATGCCAACAACACGCCGATGGCATGGACCACCTTTTCTTTGACATCCGACGGCAAGTCCCCTGGCGCCGCGGCGATCTTGGCCCGCACAGTTTCGATGGAGTCGCCGTCAGTTATGCCGATCGCCTGCTGTGTGCCATGGGAGAACAGGCCGCAGGGGCGTGTGGTGTTGTGGGACCCCCCCCGGTTTTCGACCCACTAAAGCAGATTCCCCGGCAGTAAGCAAAGGACCAATACCAAATACTGCCCCCTTAGTGAAGGCATCAATAGCACCAGAAACAACCCCTTGTTCTTGTTGTTCAGGGGCTTGAAATGCGGTCATTTCTGTCTCAGTCAGCGGCCTTTCTGACCCCTGAAATGAAGTCAACTCTTCTGGTGTTAAAGGTCTATCTACCATTATTCTCTCACCACTAATGAACCGTCAGCTTTTTTAAATATCTTACCGCCCGTTGCTGTAACTCGGCCTGTATCAACAGCCTCACCCGCAATATCCTCTTGCGCTGGGTCTGTGGATAATTCGTCAGTCGATTCCTCTGCGTCACCTTTTTGACTAGCAGTAAATTCTGCAACCGACCCGCCGCCATCAAGAAATTCTATTTGATCCCTATAGTAATCCCTAAGTTTTTCTTGCGATGATTTTTTACGAGTAAGGAAATCCGTTAAATCAGCAGGGTTTAGTCCTACAGGTAATGCAGTACTGAGGGCTAAATCTAACTCACCCTTGGAAAGTGCGCCAAATGTAACCGCGCCGATAATATCAAGTCCAAGCTCTTTCTGAATTTGGCCCAATTCTACTGATGCCTTGGTTATATTAGGCAAAAACCTTTCAATGGCGCCCGTTTTGGCGCCCCTGCTCAACGCACCCAATGCTCTATCAATATTACGAATATTTGCATTGATATTACCTATGGCGGCAAACCCTTTATCTATCACCTTATTAGACAACACCACACGGCCCTTTTTACGGGCTTCGGTTGCGGCTATAGTCCCTTTCGCCTCTCCGACTGTCTCAGCAGTGACAGTCTTACCTTTTACCTTGGCCTGTATAAATTCTTTAGCAACAGGGTCAAATATGTGCGGTACACCGCCAATCAATACAGTTTTAGCAGCAGCACCAACGGCGCGGGGATCAAGTCCTAGCTTAACCCTTGTGGCCTTTTCTGCTTCTTCAGGAGATAAACCCTTTAATAATGATTGAAATTCTCGTTCTCCTGCGCTTGCTTCATGTAATTTAGGTTGTTGTCCTGGGATAACGTCTTTTCCGGTTTCTGCGAAGAAACTTCTACCTTGCGGACCTTTCACTATTTCTCCACCCCGCCCCGCCAATGTTAGTTTAGCTTCGCGCTCGAATATCTGATCTTCAAGTTCCCGTCTACGAGTTGACCTTCTACGGTTTGCAATCTCTTGCGTACTTTGACCAAATGCCAATGACAGAGAATTAAGCAGAGACGGACCTGTCAGGCCAATACGCTCTACAAAGTTCCTAAAGCCGCTTGCGCGTTCTTCCGGCAATGCATCAGCGGGGCTACCTATAGTCTGTTGCTGTGGTGCGTCCAAAGCTAAAGGCTGGTTTAATGTGCTTCCGATAGAGGCATCAAATGATAATGGATCATGTGGCATTAATTAACCTCCTGGCTTCGGTGTTGGAGCCGCAATGTTTATACCGAACCCAATCTGTGACCCGGTGCCTTTAAAACTACTAGGTGCCTGACCAGCGGCAGGAGTAATAATACCTGAAATCAAGCCTAACCGTCTAAATGGTTCTTCAAGTTTCGCCCTTGCCTGAGCGTCAATCAAACCATTAGCCTCTAATTGTGCAATCTGGCCTTGGAACTCTGCTAGATCAGATTGAGACTGTAAGTTAGCTAATCCAAATGCAGATGCAATCCGTGTAGCTCTATCCTGATCCTGCCTTCTTAGTTCGCTTTGTTCAAACTGGAACTCAAGTGGCGCAACCGCACCCGCTACGCCCTCTGCAATTGCCTTGGCCTCTGCGGGGCTTCCTGTGCGACCACCAGAGGTAAACACGTCACCTACCTGTGTAGCGGCGCGTTCCGCTGCAAATCCCGTTGCCCGTTCAAGGGACTCTCTACCACCGGGGGTGAAGTCACCCTGAATCTCACCCAAGATGGCTTGTAAGGCTGTTTGATCAATACCGCCAAGCCCTGTACCTATCGTTTCGATAGCCCCTAACGTCCCTGGGGATAGGTCGGGGGTCAACGGCGCACCGCCCAAAGCCTGCGCCTGATTAATAAGGAAATCCAGCCCCCCCTTTGCAGTCGGGTCGAGAGTTTCCTCTTGTGTCGATTTAGACTTACTGCCACCTATTTTAATCATAACGCTTTCACCATTGTTACTGTCTTAGCCGTGTACTCTGTTAATATCTTCTGCCAGCCAAGACGCCCCGTTAATATCATCCTGTCACATCCCACGCGCTTGGCCCATCCTTCTATCTCTTCAAGTTCACCAATCCACTCGTCCATGTAATCGCCGCCGATCATTACTATATCACACTGTTTACCCTTATGGTACTCTGATACCTCTAAAATAATAGCTGCCTTACCGCTTCGAACGATCCAAAGTATATAGTGGCCAATCTCGCAATCAATTTTAACATCTATTATATCCCAACCGCCTTCACCTTTATCTATGGCCTTTTTTAAAAGAGGCTCGGCCATTGGCCATAATTGTTCAAGGTTCTCTACAGGAACTCCTGGCATTATGTTTTTATAACCACTGTAAAGGGCGACTTAACCGCCGTGTCTAAAGAAAACGTTGTCCCTGTCGTGTTATCTACAATAAACGCCTGCAAATCAGGTAATACAAAAGTATCTGATATCACGCCGGGAAATAGAAACCTCTGCAAGGCAGGGAATGATATTGTTGACTTAGTGCTGCCATCTGCTGCCAGCCAATCAGTCGGAACATCATCAGCCCCCAAAATCTTCATATCGCCTACATTCGTGACAGAATTAGCCGCGTTCTTCTGTATCTCCTCAGATACCTTATAAATCCAATCCCACATTCTCTGCGGGTCGCTCTCAAACTCCTCGAAGGTATTGTAAACAATACGGGGGATTTTGCTTGTTGTTAACTCAGCGACCACCTTTTGTCACCCTCTCGAAATCTATCCCTTGTGCAAAATTCCAACTAGCAGCACTAAGGGTGTTCATCTGGAAGCTCTGGTATCTATCATTCGTCCGTGGAGAGACGGAACCATCATTCTCAGGGGTTATTGGCCCCTCTGTTGTTGTGGCAACCTGTAGTTTTTCCCGGTGAAGAACAGAAATCGTGTGTGTTCCGTCTATAGCCCCACGCAAGCCCCGCGTCCAGACCTTCTTACCGTCACTAACCAGCGTCCCGGTATTACTAAAGATAAACTCACCCATTTTTAAAGTAGCGGCTAGGGCATCGCCGTTAAGCGTCATCATCTGGTTGGAGGTGTTAAATGCCGCTAAACGCCTGCGCCCGCCTAAAAGCAATGGATCGTCCAAACTTGTAACTGTAGGAAAGCCAGTTAAAGGCACGTCATCAATAGAACCTGCAATATCATCGATGCTAATCGTCTCGTCACGGGTAGATAATAGAACCTGAACCGTCAATTCAATATCAGAAAACTGGTTTTGCCCTACGTTGTAAATCAACAGCCGATTAACCACGCTACCCCCAGACGGATAGGCCCAAATAACCAACCGTCTTTCAGGATCAATTGTGGCAGTTACTAAATCAAGATTATCAAAGTCCAGCCGATTGAATAAAGTCTGGTTAACCTTACCCTCTCCGATATTACGCCCGCCAGTACCAGTAAAGGCTTCAATGCCCTCTTCTGACCAATAATATGTAATTGCCCCCAACTGGACAATAGAACCCGATACAAAGCACCCTCTAGCACTCTCGATAATATCAAATGAGAATACCAAATCCCCGCCAACAAAGTTCATCCTGGTAACAGAGGTTTCCTGTAATATGGTCCCAAAGTCGCCACCCGTAATACCTTTAAGCGGCCCACCTTCGATAAGGGCCTGAATGCCGGAACTATTAAGGGTAGGCGTCCAGCTATCAACATCATTCCGCGCCGACCATTGGATAAATCTATCACTCCCAACGGTAACAGGGCCAACAACCACAAAATCCCGTACAATAGCAATAAACTGACTTATAGGTGAGGCGTCTATCTCTTCAAATCCAGTTGCCGCCCCGGCCCGTATCTTCTGAATCTTATCGGAACCGTTAACAGCCAAGATCAAAGACCCGAACTGTGCATATTTCCATTGGTTGAACGGTAAAACATTATAGACCTTGGAACTTGCATCAGTCCAAAGCCCGTTACTCAGTAAGTAAAGTTTGGTTGCATCCCCGGCGAATACATAGCTAGTCCCGTCCGTCTGCTTAAACGATGCCGCGCCCTGACACCTAGCGTCAAGCGCATCAGTAACCACGACACCAGCCTGAAACGGCGCATAGCCACCAGCAGTAGGAACAACATTCAGCGCAATGGTCGTGCCTGGGTTCTCTAAAGATGGTCTATCTGGGAGCCATTCGCCGAAAGGTATCATCCTAACCTCGCTACTACGGGGTTAACACCGATCTGCTTAACCTGTCCTGCCCATTTTCGCCTTGCGTCTTGGCTTTTCATGTCAAAAATCCAACCGTCAACAATGGCGATATGTTGCGCCGCATCCACATCATCACGTAAAAACTTTTGTGCAACCGCCAAAGTAGCAGACAGGTAAACATCAGGGAAATCTAGGATTAGGTAATTGGTGGGCGAACCAGTGGACAGGCTGATCAATTTACGGAAATAAATAACCTCAACCTCATCTCCCTCTATATCAGGGGAAAATTTAAACTGACCATCAACAATGGAGATAAACCAGGGATTGCCTGTCAAACTGCCGTAACTTGTCATCTGTGCCGGGGTAATGAACGTCAGGGGCTTGTCAGGGTTTCCAATAACATACGCCTGCCTAAGACCATTAAAACCATCAGGCAACGCAATAAACGCCCCTGCTGGTACAGTGGCCCTAGAACGCTCCTCATTGTCCAAGGTGGCAAGATCACGCCGGAACTTAGACTCAGCTAATTGAATAAATCCCTTAACCGTGTCGTCGGTAGTGTTGGAATTATTAAGCCAAAGCTTAACCTCTGCTATCAATGTTGTGAAGTCTGTTATAAGTGCCATTATAAAACCAATTCACTTGTTCTTAGGTATCTATATTCATTTGAATTAAGCTTACGTTTAAGACGTTCGGCATGGTCGGGGTTATAAATATTCAACCCCTCTTCTTGCAACCATTTAACCTGAAGGATAGCCGGGATGGAGGCAACATGATTGTATGCGTCACTGTATATCCGCTTGCCAATCTCAGTTGCTTTGGCTTTGTTAAAATTCAGATGGCCGCCGATTTCCTGACTTTTGGAGATGTTGAATGTATCACCCTTAATCTCCATCGTGGTTTTAATACCGTTTCTGTCAGAAATTACACGCTTCATAGAATTTTAACCTGGCCGTTATTTTCCATAAGTACAGCATTAGCATGGCTAACCTGTGCAACATCGCCATCAACCCAATTGCCGTGCTGGTTTTGTGTCGCTGTCAATTTCTTGCCGCCGCCCAAATGGACATTAGAACAAATACATTTAATAGTTACTAATTCTTGTTCTTGTTCTTTAGGCTTAGGGCCGGGTTTCTTTTTGTCAGTCATAATATTTCCTTAAGTTGGTGGGGCGACCTAAGCCGCCCCGGTTAGATTATACTGCAACGTCTGCCACAACAAAGTGAGCAGCTTCATTCTTAACTTCAAGGGTATATTCCTCGTTGATAAGACGTTTCTCAGCATCACCAGTTTTGGCAAGTTCCATGCTGGCCATTGGGCGAAGCACCGATTTAGCAACCATGTTGGGATCAACCCCGATAACATCACGGTCGGTCATGCCATACGGATGAGGAACAGCGGTCAGTGTACCGAAGTCACCGACATATACATCAGCCGCCCCGATAATGGAGGTCATGGCCTTGGAATCTACCGTGGTATTAACGCGAGTTGCGGAAATCCCAGCGAAACCACTAAAGACCTGTTTCAATGGCCCGTCCATGAACAACATAGTAGGCTTACCCCCGCTGGTAAAGGCAGAGGCTTGGGCAGCCTTCAACAGTGTTTCCGTAAAGGTCCGAAGCGTCCCAGGGGAAGCAGCGGCAACGATACCAGAAGAGAAACCACCATCAGAACCACCAAGACCACGTTCTGTATTAGTTTCCAACCATGCCAGAATACCGGCAGATTGACGGGCAGTGGTAGACACGCCAGCAACGGAAGCCTTATTAGATAGCATCTGTTTTTCAATGTCGCGCTTCAATTCAATGCCACGCGTAACCAACTGGAAAGCCATTTCATCAGAACGACCGGCCTGGATAACAGCCTGGTTGGTGCCTGATACAATCGCGTCTTTATCTGAAATTTGCGTTCTGTTGCCCACTCGTACAGTACGAGAAGCAGCCGCAAAAGTGGTATCATCACCTTCAAGCTGTGCGTTGGTATCAACAGCAGCAGCCAGATCGTGAGTCTGCCACTCATGGAAAGTCTGAGTTGCCTTAGTGCTTCCGATATTGGAAGTAAATGGGGTGTCTTCTGGGGTGATTTGATAGATAGTATCAGAGAGGTCTTCCCGGATACCGATTGTATCAAAGGTTAGGTTGGTATTTGCTACGATAGCCATTGTCTTAGCCTTTATTAAGACCTAGTAAGGCTCCTGCTGACGCGGGGCTTAGGTCTTTATTAAATTTAGCAATAGCAGACTTAAGATCGGCTTTCTGTGCAGGTTGTGGATTAGAGCTACCACCAGATAATGATTTAGGTTTAGGCGTTTGCTTGGCTGCTTTGCCTCGCGCCACCGCCTCTCTATATTTCATAGATTCATAGAGTATAATCATTTGGTTTGCCGGGGTTGTTGGGAAAGCCTGCGCGGCTTGCTCCATCGTAATACCCTGAACTTTGACTGCATGTTCCGCCAATTTCTGGCGAAGTGCTGGCCCTTTCTCATTATCCACAAATTCCGGTAACACCTCTTGATATACCTTGATCTCATTTTCTTGCCATATTTTCCGCTTCTCAGCGTCTTCAAGGCTTAAGTCATCATCTAACTTTTTAGCCTCCTCCAAACCCTTTTCATACTTTGAATTAGCAAGATGATAAGCATCTGAATCGAATGACTCGTGTTCTGGATCAAGCATATCGGTTGAAGGTTTACGGGAACCTGACTTTAACCGATCAGATAATTCTACTTTCTGCTGATTAACACCCTCACGCTCTTTATCAAGTTCTTTGCGTTGGAGTGCGGTTTCGTCCTGACCTTTTCGGATATTCAAATCTCTTTCACGTTCGCGTAAGGCTAAACTAACCTGGATATCGCGGGGGAGTGTAGAGAAAGATTCTTTTTCAGTCTTGGACCATGAGTTAGGCGCGTCAATTGCGGGACTTTCATCCGTTTCTATCACCTGGGTAGTATCTTCAATTTCTATTTCTGGTGTGGAAACTTCCACTTCGGCTACTTCTTGTTCAGGGGAGGCTTGAGCCTTAACGGCGGATACAGCGTCCTGAACGGCTTGAGCATTAGCCATACTTTAAACTCCTTAGGGCATAACCCGTTCTAACAAAGTGGGCTTTCCAACCCGTTTAATCTGGTCTAACGTTTCCATAGCGTGTTTGCCGTTGTTGATGTCAGACAATAGGTATTCTAATACCCTATCGGCAATTTTGCAAGCTATTGCTAAATTACGCCTACCGTCATTGTCGCTGATCTTTAATTCAAGTATTGCTTTAATGGATTCAGCCTTGAACTCTGCAATCTTCTTTTCCACTAAAGTCAGGTCTTGATAAGCATCCCGGCCACGGGCTATAATCTTTGCATAATCTACGTTATCCCGCAATGTCGCCTCCTATATTCACGCCTGACCCGATGTTGTTGGCACGTTCTGCGAAGTCAACGCCCATCTTTGTTCCTTCTGCAACTGCGTTAATTTCTATCTGCTTGTCCTTTAATTGCAATTCAGCTTGGGCAACGGCGGTTTTGAAGTCAAACTCTAGGCCAAGTTCACGGGCTTTTAACTGTAGCTCTTGCGTGATCTGGAATATCTTAACCTGCCGGTCCTGTTCATTGTCGTTCTGTGTAATCTGAGCATTCATTACATTCTTCTGTTGCTCAACCTGTAATTTTTCACGGGCTATCTGTGCGTCTGATTCAATCTTAACCAGTGCAGGATCAGGGGCGGGGGCTGGTGGCTCTGTTCTACTCTCATCGTCAATCACATTAAAGAATGCGTCAGTCGATTTAAAGCCTTGCAGTATGGTAATTCGGTTTAATGTATATCTGATCTGTGACAGCTTGACCAAATCCCCGTCTTGGAAGCCCTGTAGCTGAAACGCTTCTTTCTGCTGTACAAGTATCTGGCCCAACTGCCCGATCTGTTCCGCCTTGGTGCCAGTGCCTAAACCCACATTAATCTGCATGTCAGTCCGGTTAATCCAAGACCTCGGGTCAACATCGGTAAAGGTGCCGTTCAGTCTCAGAGACAAAGGCTTATCACCGGAATGAGATTTAAGCGCATGATGGATATTAATCATCAAGTCCTTTAACCCTGTCTCGGCAAAGATACGAGCAATCAATTTAGTAGATTTAAGCATATCCGCCCGTGTGCCTGAAAACTCTGTAGCAGACATATCTTTCCGTATTGCATCAGGGTCCATAGACTGCCCGAACCGCTGCACACCCGTCCGTTCCGTTCTCACTGTGTCGAAATACTGAGTGAGGGAAACCATATCACCGGCAATGCTGTTATTCTCCGCATATGTAAACGCCTGTCGAACGTCACCACGCACCATAATAGGAGAGCCGGGACGATTCATCAGCACGTCATCAACAGTACTTTCAGCAGCCCCACTCTCACTGATAATAGGCCGCTGGTTGTTCATCGCCGCCGCATTATCCAGAGCCGCCCGAACCAAGAAAGTTCTAATCCGTTGCAGGTCCATCACCAAATCAGCAATGGATATGCCGAATATCTGGTGTGGCTCGATAATTGGGGTCATGGTGGAGATAGGAACACGGGTAATTCTGGTTTTATCCAGCAGGACGGTATCATCTGATCCGGTCATGACATGCCACAACTCAGCCTTGCCATTCTCGTTCACATCAATACGAATGTAATTGTCGGCAACGTCAACTTTCTGCATAGCCCGGTTATTCGTTACCGTGGTTCGATCATCCTGGAATAACGTATCTCTGGCAAGATCTTCTTCTGTCTGTGTGCTGCCAACTGTAATCAGTGCCGCGACTAAGGCCCGACTAATACCCATTTCAAGCAATGCCAACAAAGGATAATCGTTGCGGACAAACTTTCTTTCAAATTCATCGATGGCACCACTTGCTGCTATTTCACGATTTTCGCACCAGGGCTTTTTTAAATCTAAACCTAGAGAAATAGAATGATTATTTTTAGAATGTAGCGGTTCAATTGTAGAAAACACATCTTTTTCTAGAGAAGTTTGCGTGGCACCATAGGTTCTGTAGTTATAACATATATGGCCATCGCCATATACCTTTACAAGA